GTCGGCGCAGCACTGGCGCGCAGTTCGGCCACGCGGGCGCGGTAGGCTGCCTGTGCCTGCACAAGCTCGCGTCCGATGACAAGCTGCCCGGCGAGGCTCTTCGCGGCATCCATCGTGGCCTTGTTGTTCGCGGCAGCGATGGCCCTCAGCACCTCGGACAATTCCGGCCCGGTGTCCAGTCGCTTGATCGCGTGCGGCGCCTTCTTGCCCTTCGTGGCGGTCAGGCTGACGTGGATGTCCTTTGCGATGCCGGTCAGGTGGCTGATTCGGATTCCGCCAACGTCCATGCCGCCGAATTTCACGCTCGCATCATTGAACAGCGTCATGCTCTGACCGGCCCAGCGGCGGGCGTCGTGGCCCCACGCCAGGATCAGCACTTTGCGCATGGTCTTGCAAGGCTTGAACGGGCGCCCGTTGTCGTTCTCGTAGTGGATCGACACTGGCTGATCCTCGCCGCTGCCGGTGCGGACTTCGGTCACGGTGATGGTCATCGGGCCGCCCAGCAGTTGCTCGGCGTTCAGTTGGTCGGACTTCGGGACGATGGTCGAGCGAAGGTCGGTGATGTCGATCATGTGCTTCTCCTGTTGTCAGTCTGCGAAAGCGACTTCGACTTCGCTGTCGCGCTTTGCGTAGGCCGGGAAGTCAAGCATCTGCAGCCCTTGCCCGTAGGCGGGCCAGTGGCCGGACTCCATGCACCGGGCATAGAGGTCCATCAACTCGGCGCGCTCGTCGTCGGCCTGTTCCTTGATGGCGTCGGTGAGAAAGTAGGGGACGGCCAGCACGGGCGGCGCGCTGGTGACGGCGGCAAACACGAACTCGTCCACCGTCCAGCCGGTCGCCTGCTGCACGCCGTCCACGTAGTGCGACCGCTGCAGGTGGTAGCCCATGCGCGCAGCAGCACGCCCAAAGCCGTTGGGCGATTCGTCGGCGGTGGACTTCAGGTCCAGCAGCGTGACGCGGCGCCCGGTCGGCGGCGTCATCCAGTCGGGGCGGGCTTTGCAATAGACGCCCGTGCGCTTGCAGCGCCAGAAGACCGATACCTCGCCGACTCCTTCGCGCAGGATGCCGGCAATGGTCGGCTCATCAGCCAGGGCGCGCAGTTGCATTTGCGTGACCTCGTAGTCCTCGGCGCTGACGATCTGCCGGCCCTCGGCGCTGGCGTTGAAGTCGGTCCACCATGCCATTGCGGCGGCGCTCTCGGGGCTTGGCTTTTTTGCCTCCCACTGCGCACGGCTCGGGCGCCTCGGGGCATCGCTGGGCACGACCACGTAACGCTCGGCCATCGCGTGCGGCTCCAGTACCGCGCAATGCGCCAGCGTGCCGCGCAGCATGGGGCGAGTCGGCGCAATGTCGGGGCGGTTCTTGTAGTGCCAGGCTGAACGGGCGAGCGCCTTCAAGCCGGTTGCACTCAGCGCCGGGATCGCGTGGTAGTCCTCGGCGGGCATGTTGTGCACGATGCCGAGCGGCAGGTCTTGTTTGCTCATTGCTCTCTCCTGTGTAGGGTCAGCCGCCGATCCGCAACGACCGGCTATCGCCCGCAGTCTTCAGCCCTGATCCGACTTGTTCACGGGCTGCAGGCTCACGCGCTTGCGCGGCTGGTTGGTCGGTCAGCCCAGCAGCGGCCAGGCGATGTGCGCGAGGTAGCCGGCAACAGCCAACGCCAGGGCAAGCGCAACGCTTGCCCGCGTCTGGCGATGGCGGCGCATGCTCACAATGCCGCTGGGCACCGGGTCGGCGTGCTGGCCGCCTTCGGGCGCGCAGGCGTCGGCGTTGCACTGGCGGCCCTGGTGGCACATGCCGTGGCACGGCGGGCACCGAGCGGCGTGCAGTTCGGCCAGGGTCAGCGGGCCGGACTTGATGGCTGGGGTGTTGAGGTTCACTCGGTCCTCCGACAGAACGATGGTCATGGGGTCAGAAGCCGGCGCCGGCCAGGGCGCCGATAACAATGCCGATGACGATGGCGGCCAGCCAGTCGGCCCAGGTTGTGCGGTCGCTGTTCATCGCGCAATCCAAGTCATCGGGCGACCGCACAGAAACGCCTCCCATGCCGCGTTTCCAGCTTCCTGCGCGCAGATCAGGCAGAGAACGTCGATGGTCATGCGCCTTCTCCCTTGAACCACTCCGGGAACTCGGCGCGCATGAACTCGAAGGCGTCCTGCTCGGGGATGTCGCCCAGCAGCACGCGGATTGCGTCGCGGCGCTGCGCGGCAGTCAGGTAAAGCCTCACATAGAGGCGCATGGCGCCGGGTGAAATGCTCTCGACGGATTGGCAGGTGATGTTGACGGCGGTCACGCGCCTTCTCCCGTGGCATTGGCGATTGCGGCGCGGGCCTGTCGCGCCAGCGCGGCGTAAGCGTTGAAGACCCCGAGCGGCATCCCGCAAGGTCCAACGTCTTGCGCATTGCGGTCACTGTTGAATTCCGCGTCGGCCAATACCCTGTGCGCCTCTTGAAGCGTCAGCGTCCATGTGGCGGCGTGCAGCTTCTCGGTCGGCAGATCGCCAGGGCGGCGGTTCTCGTACTCGTTCGCAATCGTCGGAGTGATGCGCAACCGCACAAGGCCCGGCGCGTGCATCGCGGCGCTCATGCCCGATACCCCGCTGCATCACGGCTGCGCTCGATGTCGCGCTGCCAGCCAGTGAGCGTGTCGGCGTCGAAGTAGCCGGCCGGGATCGCATCCGAGCCGTGCACGCTGACCTCGGTCACATCAGCGCCGATGCTGGTCATTTCGTATCGCACCAGGCAGGGCACGTCGCCTAGCGTCAGGGCGCATTCGCCGCCGTGGTCGCGGTGCTGCGGACGGTAGCCCGGCAGGTCGTGCGCCTTGAGGGCGGCGACCATCACCGCATGGCCGAGGCCATCGGTGAAGTTGTGCAGCATGTGGCCCATGATTCGCTCCTGTGTGGTGTTAGCGGCTGACCATGTGGCCCAGGCGCCCGTGCCGGTTTTCCAGCTTCAGCCCCAGCAGTTCGCACGACCGAACGACGAAGCTCCATTCGATGCCTGCGCGCTTGATTTCGGCCTTGGTGAAGCAGTAGCAGCCCAGCTTGCTGACCCCGTTGGAAAAGCCGTTCTTCACCGTCAGCAGCACGGCGTAGAGGTCGCACGGGCCCTTCAGGTCAGCAGCGCGGATCAGGTCGGTTACTGCGTGGAAGGCTGCGGTCATGTCTGTTGCTCCGTCTGCGGCTGCTGGGTGGTGAGCCGATGGAATGCATTAAAGCATGCTTTCCAATGAGCGCGCAAGCATGCTTTCACAGAAAGTTGTGGAGCATCCCTAGTTGCTGCGACGCCCCACTGCCCGACCGCCTGCACGCTGATCTCCAAAGCGGCGGCAAGCTCGCGCCTAGCCTTCTTAGCTAGAAGAAGGGATTCCTTCAGGCGCGCCCCGTAGCTCATGGAGCGCAATGTGCCCTCGCACGTTAAAGCATGCTTGCACGTCAGCACGAAAGCATGATTTAATCGACGCATGGAAGACACCAAAACGAAGGCCCCGCACGGTCACAGCGCGCTGATCGACGCCCTGGGCGGCACGGTGGAGGCGGCAAAGCTCTGCGAGGTCAAGCCGCAGGCCGTGTCGCAGTGGCGCATTGATGGCATCCCCAAGGCGCGGCTGATGTTCTTGCGGCTGAAGCGCCCTGACCTGTTCGGCAAGCCCGCCAAGGTGGCCGCATGACCGGCCAATGCCCCGGCGTCCGCGAAGACGACACCGTGCGCCCGCTGGCGATGTGCCAAGCCTGCGCGCACTGGCGCAGCACCACGGGCGAGCGGGTCACGCCGCTGATTCAGGTCCGGCACGACGGCGCGCAACCGATCTTGCTGTGCGGTCGGCGCTCGCCGGTCAAGGCCGAGGGCTGATCCGCCATGCGTTTTTCCGCCGCGTCCAGCACCCATGCGGGGCTTTTTGTGAACGATCAAGCCGCTGGGCGCGGCACCTATTCCGCTTTCTCCCTGCCTCTCCTGGTGCCGGCCTACCCGGTGGCCGCGCTGGACTTCTCCCCCAGCGGCATCGGCCGAGAGTTCACGCGCCGGCCCCGCGGGTTTCCCGGGGTCGGCCGTCTTTTTGCGGGGAGTCGTTGGCATGGGTCTATTGCGCGCTTTATCAGTTCGCTTGTCTATCAGGGTAGGCGGGCGTCCATCCACCCCCCGATGTAAGTGGGTTCCCCACGTAAAAAGTTGACGGTCAACCAATGAGCTACAGCAACGACAACCGGACGCCACCCGCTGATGTGGCATTCCGCCCGGCCGGCATCGGTCAGGGCATGACTTGGCTGTGTGGCGGCTGCAACACGCGGCGCGGCTCGACGCTGGGCAGCAAGGGCGCTGGGCTGAAGAAGCGCTGCAGCGTGTGCGTGGCGAAGAAGCAGGCGAGGGCGGCATGAGCGACTACAGCGCATTCATCGCCAGCAAGATGCACGCGGGCGCCGACGACGGGTTCCGCCCGCTGTGGCTGCCCGAGTACCTGATGCCGTTTCAGGCCAGCTTGACGGAGTGGGCTGTGCGCAAGGGACGCGGCGCGCTGCTGGCCGATTGCGGTTTGGGCAAGTCAGTGATGTCGCTGGTATGGGCTGAGAACGTCTGCCGGCACAGCACCGCACCGACGAAGCCCGGCCGCGTGCTGCTGCTGACCCCGCTGGCGGTTGCCGGGCAGTTCGTCATCGAGGCCGAGAAGTTCGGGATCAAGGTCAGCCGGTCGCATGACGGAATCGCCTACCCGGGCATCACCGTCGCCAACTACGAGAAGCTGCACCTGTTCAACCCGACCGACTTCGACGGCGTGGTGTGCGACGAGTCCAGCATCCTCAAGAGCTTCGACGGCGCCAGGCGCGGCCAGATCACGCAGTTCATGCGCAAGGTCAAGTACCGACTGTTGGCCAGCGCGACGGCAGCGCCGAACGATTACATCGAACTCGGCACGTCCAGCGAGGCCCTCGGGTATCTCGGCTACATGGACATGCTGAACCGCTTCTTCAAGAACGACCTGAACAACAGCGCCAGCGGCCGGATGCGCGGCGAGGTGATCAAGTGGCGACTGAAGGGGCACGCCGAACTGCCGTTTTGGCGATGGGTGTGTTCCTGGGCCCGTGCTGTGCGCAAGCCGTCCGACCTCGGGTTCGACGACGCGGC